GATGACATTTATAAAAATTGATAAAAATTATTTAATAAATAAAAAAGTAAAAAATTCTTATAGACTTTTTTATGATCATAGCGATAGTAATACAAAAAATAAAAATAATAATTTTAACACAAAATCAATTTTATTTAAAAGTCAAGAATTAAATCGTACAGACTTAAGTTTTTTAAATTTAAACGATAATCAAAATGCATTGTTAAATGAATTTATTAGAATTTTTGATAATTCTGATATTCTTATTAATCAACAAAATAGATATGCAAGTTTTTATTTTGAAACCAAAGATAGAATTGAAAATGACTTAGGTTTTTCAATTAATGAACATATAAAAAATTATAATTTTAATTATGAAAACAATATTGAAAGAATTACTATAAAGAATCTAATAGACTCTCCTGATATGAACAAAGTACTATTTATAAAAGACAAAATTTATAAATATTATGAGGACATGTCAAGAGATTATTATCCTAATTTAGAATATGGTTTTTGTAATTATCATAGCTTAAATTTCTATTCTCAAAATATAAATGAAAAGAAACATTCTAATTGTTTAATTTATAGTAATCAAATTAGTAATAATAACAACGATATTAGATTTGACAATGACTTTTGTTTTAATTTTTGGCTAAATGTAAGGAAAAATGAAGAAAACAAAAGAAGTTGTATTATGCATATTCCTGATATTGTTACAATATATTCAATAGAATATCAAGAAGATTATAGGCTTTGCTTTACTTTTGGACAAAAAGCAAAATTATTATTTAATTTAGATAATTTTCCTAATATAGACTTAAGTAATTCTCAAAGTCAATATGCAGATGATTGTTATTTAACTGCCAGTAATCACTTTAGCTATAATAACTGGTATAATATTAATACAAACTTTTCTTTAAACGACGCTTCAAACAATGAATATCTTTTATCTGTTTATAAAGATAGCACATTAATAGATAATAACACTTTTATTAACATAAATAGAGAAAAAAATACTTTATTTAATAGCTATGTTTGCATTGGAAATAAACCTAATTACTATAAAACAGATTCAAATTCTTATAATACAGAATACGACAAAATATTTTATTTGTTTTTTGGAAAAAATTATAACATAGAAAATTCTATAAGAGGATCATATTTCATAAAAGATCTTAACTTAGGTTTGAGCGGCTATAGCGACGAACCAGATAATGGTCTTAATATAGAAGACTTTATTAATAACGATGAAGATATTGTTTTTAGCGAAGATATAGAAATATCATCTTCTATGAACGGAGAAATTCACGATATTAAAATATACGGCAGGTGTATTAGTGAAAATGATATTAATAGATTATCTAAAAATTCAATAGAGAATTTAGAAGAAGAAATTTTAAATAAAGATTTACAGTTTTATATACCAAACTTTTATTTACCTTTAGAAGTTAAAAAAGAAGGATTGTTTAATAACAGAATAACAGATCTAAATCTTCTTTATAATAATTTTTATAATCCTTATTACGCAAATACTTGCGGAGGATTAGACATGTCAATCGAAAACTTTGTTGTTGATTTTGTTAAAGGAAAAAAGCCTAATTTAGTAATTGACGGAAACGATGTAAGAAATATACATAGAAATTTCTTTGAATCGGTTTTAGAAGATAATATTAGTGATACTAATAATTTTGACGATTTTCAAAATGGAATATTTACTTACGATATATTATCTAATATAACTGAAAATAATATTTCTAGTGTTGTATTAAACAATGGTAACATAAATTACAAAAATATGTTACTATTGCCTAATGATAATGGTATTCCTAACATTTATTTTGATGTAGTTAATCAAGCTTTAACACATGTTAACGCTTTATATAATATTAATATTGATTTTTATAAAAATAACTTTCATAATATTTCGTGTAAAGACGTAACAAATATTTCAGATTTCTATACTAAATTTTTCAATAGACTTTCTGGTTTAAATTCAGGAGGTCTACCAAATTTTAATTATAAAAAACAAAATATTCAAGGCTTTTTTAGAAATGAATATTCTTTAGACACGCTATCTAATATAAGTTTTTTTATAGAAAATAATGATCATAATGTTACACAGATATCAGACTTTTTTGACTATAATATAACAAACAGTTATCTTTTTAATGGTTATAGCGATAACAATAACCCAAGGGCAAATGGAATAGGAAAGCAAATACAAAGATTTTTAACTTCAAACCCGATTACTCTTTCTAATCCTGTTACTAGACTTTACAACGATAGTAATTTAAATATTACAAATGCACCCTCAGAAACTATAGAAAATGTAATTTATAAAAAATTACCTATACCTTTTAGCGATTATAATAAATTTTATGATAGTTTATTTACAACTGCATATAGCATGCCTTGTATTTATACAAATGCAGGAATTAAAAAGGGATCATTAAAAATAATTGATAGTAACATTATTACAACAAATAATAATATTCAAATAGAGCTTAAAGACAATGAAAAAGGATTTATTTATAGAAACGACTGTTTAACCAAGGTAGCAAAATGGAACTATGTTGGGCATGCTTTTTATAAGGAAGGAATCATTAATATTCTTAATCCGTTTTTATATCTACATGGAAAAAACAATTATGTTTTTGATAGTTTTGTTTACGGGTATGGTTATGTTCAAGAAACTAATTTACCAATTTATAGTGGATCTATAAACAAATCAGATAATCCTACATATAATAGTGAATTAAGATTAGATGAATCATCATTTAATTCTGATGAAAGTTTTGTTTACATTACTGATGTTAATATACATGATGAAGATTTAAATGTAGTAGCTAAAGCAAAGTTTGCTCATCCTATTGCTAAAAAAGATTCTGATAATATTATGATCAGATTAAGAATGGATTATTAGTGAGTTTAATTAGTTACATTGGATTAGATATTTCTACTTCTATTATAGGTATTAGTTTATTAGATAATAAAGGAAACTTAGTAGATTTACAAGCTATAAATTTAAAAAAAATAAAAAGTATGTTTCAAAAGTCAGCTGAGTATGAGAAATATCTAAGTTTGCTAAAAGAAAAAGTTAGTGAAGATGTAAAAATATTTATAGAAGAACCATTTCAGTCTTTTTCTAAAGGAATGTCTTCAGCTAAAACTATAGCTCAATTAAATAGATTTAATGGTATAGTTTCTTATATAACTTATAAAGTATTTAATGTAGAGCCTGAATATATTAATGTTAATACTGCAAGGAAAAATTTACAAATAAAAATAGATAAAAAATTAAATATTAATACAAAAGAGCAAGTATTTGCTTGGGTTCAAAAAGAAATTGATTTTAATTGGCCAGAAAAAATATTAACAAGAGGGCCTAACAAAGGGCTTGTAAAATTTGATGAATCTTGTTATGATATGAGTGATGCATACGTAATATCAAAATCAGGATTATTTTTAGAAAATGTTAGAAAAAGCAGCGAAGAGACTTAAATTCATAAAATCCATTACAAATGCAAGTCTTTCTAAAGATGAAGTTAACTTAAATATTTGGTGCCCATTCTGTAAATCTTCAGACAGGAACAAGAAAAAGTTATCAATTCATTTAGAAAAATGTTATTATCATTGTTGGGTTTGTGATAAAAAAGGATCAAATATATCTTATATTGTTTCCTTAATTAATAAAAGTAAATGTAAAGAAGCAGAGTCTTTATTTAGAACAAGCAAAAAGAAGTTTGATCTATTTTCAGAAGAAATTGAAGAGACGCTTAAAGAAGAAGTTAAATTACCTGAAAATTTTTCTTTTTTAGTAGAAAATTATAATACGCAAGATCCTGACAGCCGAGACGTTCTTAAGTATGCTATTAAAAGAGGATTCAATAAACACAAGCTTTACTTGTTAAGGCCGGGTTTTTCTACTTCTTATGACTTTTCAAGGTATTTAATATTACCTTCTTATGATAAAAATGGTGATTTAAATTATTATACAGCAAGAAAAATTGATGCTGATACTCACAATAGCTTTAAATATAAAAATGCAACTGTAAGTAAATCTAATATAATATTTAATGAAATCAATATTGACTGGAATAGAGAGCTTACTATCGTTGAAGGTCCTTTGGATCTTATAAAAACAAACGATAATGCAACTTGCTTACTAGGTTCAAGTTTGACTGAAGATATGCTTTTGTTTCAAGAAATTGTTAAAAATAAAACTAAAGTTAAATTAGCATTAGATAGTGATATTTTTTATAAAACACTAAAAATTGCAAACTTATTATCATCATATGATATATCAGTGGACATTTTAGATACTCGAGGATTTGAAGATGTTGGTGCAATGACACACGAAGCATTTAAATCAGTTTTTAAAAATTCTAAACAGTATAACAGCAATGATAATTTACTAAATAAAATAAGGAATCTTTAATGGTTAAAATAGCGCATATTTCTGACGTACATTTTAGAAGTTTAAAAAGACACGATGAATACATTTCAGTGTTTAATAAAGTATTTGAAGAAATTAAAAAAGAAAATGTTGACTTGATTTTTATCGGAGGAGACATTGTTCATTCAAAAACTCAAGGTATAACTCCAGAAATTATTGATGTTTTAAATTGGTGGTTTACAAGTTTATGTGAAATAGCACCAACTCATGTAATTTTAGGTAATCACGATGGCTTAATACTAAACAAAGATAGACAAGATGCAATAACACCAATTGTTAATGCTCTAAATAATCCACGTTTATTCTTATATAAAAATTCAGGTGTTTACCCAACTGGAATTGAAAACATTAACTGGTGTGTTTTTAGCTGCTTTGATGAAGAAAACTGGAGTAACGTTAAGCCTTTAAAAAACAATATTAATATTGCTTGTTTTCACGGTGCTGTTTGGGGAAGTAAAACTGACGTTGATTGGGAGCTCGAAGGTGAAGTAGGATTAGACTTATTTAACAATTTTGATTTCACATTTTTAGGCGACATACATAAGCTTCAATATTTAGATAAAGAAAAAAGAGTTGCTTATCCAGGATCTACAGTCCAGCAAAATTATGGTGAAGATATTAAAAAAGGATTTTTAGTTTGGACAATAAACAACAAGCATGATTTTGATTCAAAGTTTATTTCTGTTGCAAACCCACATCCTTTTGTAACGATAGACTGGCAAGGAAATATTGAAAAAACTTTTAAGTATTGCGAAAAAGTAAAGTCTGCTTCTAGATTTAGAATAAGATCAAAAAATCAAATATCACAAGCAGAAATAAAAATTCTTCATCATTATTTAAAAAATGATAAAAAAGCAAAAGAAGTAATATTTCAAAATTTAACTAATAATGAAAATAATTTTATTGCTAGTAATACAGCTAATTCAAAAAACATAAGAAATAAAAAAGACAGAAAAGAAATTATTGATGAATTCTTTGTTGACTTAGATAGCGACAAATTAGAAAAAATACATCAACTTTTTAAAGAAAACTTAGATAAGTTACCTAATAAAAACTTTGATTTAATAGGAAATAAATGGTCAATTAATAGCTTAAAATTTAATAATACATTTTCTTATGGAAAAAATAACTTTATTAATTTTGATAACTTAAATGGTATTATAGGAATTTTTGGAAATAATAGATCAGGCAAGTCTTCAATACCCGGCACTATTATGTATTCTCTGTTTAACGGGACTGATAGAGGCTCTTTAAAGAATATCGATATTGTAAATACTCGAAAAGGATTTTGTGATGCAACTTTAGACTTTACGGTAAATGGTAGTAAATACAGTCTTTATAGAAAAACTGAAAAGAAAACAAATAAAAAAGGAATAACTTCCGCATCAACAAGTCTTTCTTTAAGTAATCTAGATAATGATACCATTCAGGATGAGTCTGAAGAGCAACGAAGAGAAACAGAAAAAGTTATTAAAGACTTAATTGGTACACCTGAGGACTTTTTGTCTACTTCTTTTGCATCACAAGGCGAAATTAATTCTTTTATTAAAGAAAAAAGTAGTGCTAGAAAATCTATATTATCAAAATTTTTAAAAATAGACTTATACGATGAATTGCATAAACTTTCTAGAGAAGAGTATGTTGTATTAAAAAATAAAATCAAAGATGTCAAAGAAAAAAACTGGGATTTAGAAATATCTGAATTAGAAAAAAGCTTAAAAACAAATACAGATAATATTTCTTTATATAAAGATAAACTTTCTTTATTAAGAGAAAAAGAAGTTCAATTAAAAGTTAACAAACAAAATATTTTATCAAAAACAACAGATGAATCAGGTTATACTATTGATACAATTTCTTCAGAAATAGATTATAATAAATTAAAAATACAAGATATTAATAAAAAAATAGAAAAATCAAAAGAAACAATAGAAGAAAACAATAGCAAAATAGAAAAAATTAATTTATTTAAAAGCAATTACTCTTTAGAAAGTTTACAAAAAGAAAGTGATAAATTAAATAATTTGTTAGCTAAGTTAAATAGCTACAAATCACATAAAACTATATTGAGTACAGATATTAAACGTCATGAAAATCAAATTAAGATATTGGATCAAGTTCCATGTGGTAACGAATATTTAAGCTGTAAATTTATTAAAAAAGCACATGAATCTAAAAATGAAATAAGTGATGTTCAAGATGCAATGAAAGACATTGAAACTTCTATCTACGAAGTGAATAGTGTTATTAAAAACTTAAAAGAGCAGCAAATACAAGACAAGATCAAAAAATATAATGATGTACTTTTAAAAGAAGAAAAAATCAAATCGTCTTCTAAAAGCGAAGAACTTTCATTAAATCACAATATTGAAAGATTATCTATATACAAAGAAAAACTTGAAAAGTCAGAAAAAATAAAAGAAAAGCTAAATAAAAACTATTCTTTAGAAAGCACAGAAAAACTAAACAGTATAAACAATGATATTAAGCAATTACAAATTCAGACTAGAGATATTGAAAACAAAATCAATATTTTAAATCAAGAAATTTTTACTTTTAATAATGACATTTTAAATCTTAAAAACGACAAATCTTCATTTTTAGAATTGGCAGAAAAGTGGAAAATATTTGATTTATATACTTTTGCAATATCTAAAAAAGGAATTCCTACTTCTATTATTAATTCTTCTTTGCCAATAATAAATAGAGAAATATCTAATATTTTAAATGAGGTTACTAATTTTAAAATAACTTTAGAAGAAAGCTCTAATAATAACTTAGATATTTATATTGATTACGGAGACTCAAAAAGACTTATTGAATGTTGTAGTGGAATGGAAAAAATGATTTCTTCTATAGCTATTAGAGTCGCTTTAATTAATATTTCTAATCTACCAAAATCTGATATATTCATTATTGATGAAGGATTTGGGGCTTTAGACGATAACAACATTGAAGCTTGTGCTAGATTACTATCAAGTTTAAAAAAATATTTTAAAACTATATTAATAATATCACATGTAGATGCTATTAAAGATATAGTTGACAAAAACATAGAAATTACAATTAATAACAAGGATTCTTATGTTAATAAAAAATGAGAAATGGAACAAGATAGACGAAAATAACGAAAGTATTGTAATAAATGATATTACGTTTTCAAGACCTATAAATTCTAAAACAGTTTCTATCGACTGTCCCGAATGTAAAGTTTTGCTTTGTACTATAGAAGACTGCGAGTCTTATAAGAAATTTGGTTTATGTGAAGAATGCAGCTATAGTAAAAGTTTTACTAATAAAGATGATAATTAATATATATTATAATTACAAAAGGTTTTATCATGCAATATGAAATTATTAAGTCAATAGGCAACTGTATTGACAATGTTTATAATAACTTTTCAGAAAATGAAGCTCGTAGAACAGTAGCTAGATTAGAAGGTGAAAATATGAGCTTAACATTTATGACAATTATTAATGTTTCAAAAGATTATGACTTGCACTATCAAATGAAGAATTTAGTCAAAGAAGCAAATGATATGATTAAGTCTAGACTAAATTTAATTAAAAGTGAATTTAAAACAACGTCTGGAAGAGCTTTAAAACTAAAAAAAATAAAAACACATGACAATGTAGAAACTTTAACTGTAAGTCCATATAGTCCTTTAAGAAAACTAAAATATTCATATACTATTACTTACGAGGTAAGTTAATGTCATCAACTAAAAAAGGACAAGTTAGTGAAATCATAAAGTGTGGGAAAGATCCTGTTTATTTTATGAATAAGTATCTTAAGATACAGCACCCTTTAAAAGGTTTAATTCCTTTTAAAACTTTTCCTTTTCAAGACGAGTGTGTTTCAGACTTTAATGATCATAGATTTAATATTATTCTTAAGTCTAGACAGTTAGGTCTTTCTACTTTAGTTGCAGCTTATGCTGTTTGGCAAGCATGTTTTTATAAAGAAAAAAATATACTTATTATTGCTACTAAACTAGCTGTTGCTCAAAACTTTATAAGAAAAGTAAAAACATATATTAAATCAATGCCTAAATGGCTATTGGTTCCTGTTATTACTGCAAATAATAAGCAACAACTAGAATTTTCTAATGGTTCACAAATTAAAGCAGTCCCAACGTCAGAAGACGCAGGACGTTCAGAAGCACTTTCTCTTTTAATAGTTGATGAGGCAGCTTTTGTAAGAAACTTTGATGAGTTATGGATGGGTTTATATCCTACTTTATCAACAGGTGGTCGCGCTATTCTTTTATCAACTCCTAATGGTGTTGGTGGTCAATATCATGAAATATACACAAAAGCTGATCGTAAAGAAAATGAATTTAATGCGATAAAGCTTATGTGGGACGTACACCCTGAAAGAGATGATGCCTGGTTTGATAAAGAAACCAAAAACATGTCTAAAAAGCAGGTTGCACAAGAGCTTTTATGTGATTTTGCATCTTCTGGCGATACTTTTTTGACAAATGACATACTAGAAAACTTAAGATTTCAAGTAAAAAGTCCTATTGAAAAAAGTGGGCCTGAAGGTAATATATGGTATTGGGAATATCCTTTAGAAGGAGTAAATTATACGCTTTCAGCAGATATAGCTAGAGGTGATAGTGGTGACTATTCAACTTTTCATGTTATAAATAATAGCACTTTAACTGTTTCTTCTGAGTTTAAAGGTAAAATTCCTCCCGACCAGTTTGCTTCTGTTATATATGATATAGGTAAAAGATTTAATACTGCTTTGGTGTGTCCTGAAAACAATGCATATGGATATACAATGTTAGTTAAACTTCATGAGTTAGGCTATAAAAACATATATTTTGCTTCTGAGAAAGAAAAATATAAATATCTTTATGGAGATGGCAACAATATAAGTAAAGCTGGTTTTACAACAAGCAAAGAAAGCAGAGATAAGATTCTTGCTAATTTTGAAGATGTTTTAAGAAATGCGAAATTAAAAACATATTCTCAGAGATTATATGCAGAATTAAAAACTTTTATTTGGAATGGTAAAAAAATAACTGCTATGAAAGGTTATAACGATGACCTTATAATGTCATTAGCAATAGGAAGTTGGTTATCCTTAAATAATTCAAATACATACAGCGCATCTAATATGCAACAAGCAGATGCAATATTAAAAGGTATGCAAATTAACAATACAGATATTAATAATACAGTAATATCGCCTTTTTATAATAATAGATTTAATTCTATAAGTCCAATGATTCCTGTGATAATGTCAGAGAGTCAATTTGGATCAAATAAACAACCTACAAAAACTAATCCGTTAGGTGACTTAAGCTGGTTAATAGGAAAAAACAATGGCTGAAAATGATAATCTGTTTAGAAAGCTAACAGCACTCTTTAGGTCTGGACCTGTTGTTAGAAGAAAAATTAAAAAATATCAAAATAAAGGATCAGAAAAGTCTTCGTTAGAAGTTTTTAAGAAAGCACATAGTGATGTATATAATTCAACTTTAAGTGCTTACGGATCATACGATAGAATGGCAAGATATTCTGATTTTTCTGAAATGGAAGCAACACCAGAAATTAGTTCAGCTCTTGACATTTACTCAGAAGAATGTGTTTCTCCAGACGCTTCAGGTGCAGTACTTCATATTTATTCAGAAAATAGAATTATTAAAAAGCTTTTGACTGAGTTGTTTTATGATACACTAAATATTGATTTTAACCTAGTGATGTGGGTAAGAAACTTATGTAAGTATGGAGACTTTTTCTTATTTAACGATATTCACCCAGAATACGGTGTAATCAATACTTTTCCAATACCTATTTCTGAAATAGAAAGAGAAGAAGGATTTGATAAAGATGATCCTGGCGCAGTTAGATATAGATGGGTAACTCAAGGAAATAGAGTTTTAGAAAACTGGCAAATATCACATTTTAGACTTTTAGGAAATGATGCATTCTTACCTTATGGATCATCAGTTCTCGAAGGTGCGAGAAGAGTTTGGCGTCAGCTGATTCTTATAGAGGATGCTATGCTTGTTTATAGAGTAATTCGTTCACCTGAAAGAAGAGTTTTCTATATTGATGTAGGTAATATTCCTCCTGAAAATATTCAAGATTATCTAGAACAAGCACAAACATCTTTAAAGAGAAAT